ATCTCAAAAGACATTCTAACATTAGAATATCCTGCCCACCAAGGCTCAAAAGATATATACTTATTCTGCGACATACTGCCAGTCGCTAAGCTTATAATGAACAAACATGTTTCTGAAGTAAGTTCCAGCAAACAGATAATTTCTTCCGTGCTCACAGGCTGCAGACTCGTACAAAATCATTTCGCCAACATCAGCATACACTTGATTCCAGGCTCCGTTATGTGACTGTATGTCCAAAGGCCAATCATCAGCAAACTCTCTGTTTTTGCAACCACACTTTAGGTCTTTATCTACAATGATAATAGAAGATATGTGGTGCGTTGCTATTCTGTCTTTGTGTGGAGTTAACCCAGCTCCTCTTAAGTAGGATCTAATACCATATATAAAAGATGGCTCTAATTTAGTTTTAGCAAACTCTTCATGCAAAGGCAACAGCATCTGATGAAGTCTATCTCTTTTTTCATACACCTGTCCCACATCTAAAAGCTCGCTTGTCTTTCCTGTTCCAGGGATTATACTTTCTTTGCCTTCAAAAATCTCTTCTCTTGCAGTAGGCTTCACATCTTCATACATTTCCTGTATCAAAGCCCAAGCGTCTTCTGGCACTTTAACAACCTTAAAACCTGTTTCATCAAACTTAGGTATGTTATCGTGATTAGTAAAAACCTTTCTTAAGTCTGTTGATTTTGGCTTTCTGTTATGATGTTCTGTCGCTAGCCTTACATCTTCAGATCCATTCCATTCGTTCTCTCTCCACCAAGATGTAATTATGTATTTTGTTCCAGACACAACATCTGTACCTTCATGAAGAGTATCGTGTTGAGGAATACCGTTCTTTGTGTTTTCCCAAAAAACAGCCTTACCTGTCTTAGGCTCTACTGTTTTATCTAAACTTGGAAAGTTAGTGCCACCTCCTTCAAAATCATCGTTAAGATAAATCATCATTGTGTATGTTCTGTTTCCAGAGCTAAGACAATGATTTGTGTAAGAATCGCCTGTAAAATAATCGTGATGCTGTCTAAAGAATTGACCAGCTTCATATTTTTGACCCTGTATAGGCTCTCCTTTGCTTAAGTCTTGCTGTAAAAAAGACGCTATACGTCCCTTTACTTCAATAGTCAGACTATCATTAACATCAAGGTTCGATGTGTATGATGTTCTGGATGAGTCAGTTTTTGATGCTTGTGATCCAGATCCAGCTACAGAAGATCTTACATTGTTTGCTTCAATGTTTGATATAAGCTGATCACATTCTTCTTTCGTTAGAAAGTTCTCTATTTCTGTTATCATTGTATTTATATTTAATTATATTCATTTAAAATCCACCATTTGCCGCAACACAACCTGAGCAATCATTAAATTCTGAAACCCAAGACAATGTTGGAGTATTATTAGATGGCTGCATTAAAGTGTAACACTCTCCATCACTAGCTAATACTATATCTCCTGTCACGATTGAACCTGTGCTATCCCATGCAAGATACTGATTATTTTGTCCATTTCCTCCTGCACAAGGTTGCAATTCCCAAGAAGCATATGAAACTGGAGCTGGTGTAGGTGCTACAGTAGGCGCAGGAGTTGTTTGTGAATTAAGACACTCACTACAAGAATCAAACTCTTGATCTACAGTTTGAGTGGGAACTCCATTTGCTTGGTATGAATCTATTGTATAACAAACACCATTAGACGCTAAAATTACAACCCCTACATCTAAATTAGCATCATAAGCTATTTGCTGATTGGCAGTTCCTCCGCTACACAGACCTAGATTCCAAACAGGTGTTTGTGAAACTGGAGCAGGAGTTGGAGCAGGTGTTGCACAAGAACTGAAAGTAAACACAAATCCATTAGGTCCTACTTGGAAAGAGTTTCCTCCACCATATTGGTCCGTAAAGTATGTATTTCCTCCGTTATATAATGTTGTTAATGCGGCATCTAAATATAAAGCGTGCCCATTATTGTATGTTTGTTGAACAGAAGTATCTCCGTGAGAGTTGTATACTGTTACAGGAGCTCCAGTCGAAGAACAAGCTAAAGCAGAGCTGGACCATCCTTGCAATGGATTTGTTCCGCTCGAAGTATTGGCGTATATAGTAAATGAAGCTACTGCAGGCGCAGGAGCAGGTGTAGGTGAAGGTGTAGTAGGCGCTGGTGTAGTCGTTGGAGCTGGTGTTGTAGGAGCTGGTGACGGTGATGGTGTTGTAGGTGCTGGCGTTGGAGCTGGCGTAGGGGCTACGCAACTAAAAGTTGAAATCACAGTGCCATTAGATATTTCTATTCCAGATCCACTTGCGAGTATATAATGACCATCTGCATAATCAGATAAGCCTTGATTGTCTTGATAAACAGAATTACTTACACCTGGATAGCTGCCTGATCCATTATGATAAGCTGTAGTATATCCTCCAGAATGCGCACATGCTTGGACTCCATCTGTGTAACCCTGATCTGAAATAGCAAATGATGGGTATGAGAATACTGGAGCTGGTGTAGTCGTTGGAGCTGGTGTAGGAGCAGGAGTTACAGGGTCTGCACTTACAACACATTTAGCCGTGTCTTGAAAGGGAGGGATGTAATCTGGGTCTCCTTTTGAGTTAGGTTTTGTGTCTAAAGTAGCAATTCCGTCTACTAGCTTTTTTAGCTCTGTAACTACAACTATACCAGTATTAGCCATTAAAAATAATTTTACACAAAGTTACTAATTTTTGAGACTCGCTTCTTTTAGTAAGCCATAGTATTGATAGGAGCATTTTTTTTCATCTAGCTTCAAATCTGAAGCAAACGGATCGTTATGTATGTAAGCTCCTTTGTAGAACATTCCTGTGTGTGAGGAGGTAACACCAGCGTTGTGATATATAGAACAATGATCCCATCTTTTTATAGGATCTGTTGCCCAACAAAAGTCCATATCTGGATGTATTCTTGTCTCTATACCCCTCATCCAAGCCATCCATAATGTAGCCCACATTTCGGCAGTCCAAACCTGTAACATGTGATAGTTAGGGTCTGCTTTCTTTTTAGCCTTCTCATATACATTTGTCATCTTGTAAAGCTTAACGCCCATACTGTAACAGTCGTACCAGAATTTTGCGTCTACATTTTTGACAATATATTGCGCTCCTCCAGAATTATCTTCATTTTTCTTGACAGTATCTTCATCAATGCCTGTTGTAATGAGCATAGTTTCTAAGGTATCCCTACCCTTAGACATAATATAATTATATCCTAAGTAGCTTTTAGTGTCGCTTAGATACCAGATATCGTCATTACATAAATGATCTAGACTAGGATTTTTAGTAAAAGCGATATCAGAATCATGAAAAAAAACGGAATCATTTCTCGTTTCAGGAAATTGCTCATAGTATCTAAATAACAAATAATGTTTTATGCTTGGTATGTAAGACTTATCAGGCCTACCATCTTTATACCTGTGTATAGATATACCAGGGTACTTGCCTTCTAAATGTGAAAACCATTGTTTAGGTTGGTTGGGTAAAACAGATGCCAATATATGAACATCTCTCATTTCTATGCCTGCTTTTTGAAAAGAATAAAGCATGACATCTAGTTGCCAAGAGAAATAATGATTCTCTGGTTGAGCACATATATATTTCATTTTAATTCAATTAACTACAAGGCGTACACATTGAAGAGAAGCTCGATCCACTCCAGTAACTATACTCATTATTCTTGGTATAGTATCCTGTTGATGCATAACCACTTGTATCTCCTGTGTAACAAGCACTAGCGACTTGATATACTTTAGACGAACTACACCAGTTAGAATTATCAGTATAAACAACTACGTAACTTCCTTCACAAACGCTAGTTGAACTATAGTACACCCCATGAGCATAACAAGGTGCGTTAGTAGGCGTTGGAGCTGTTGGCGCTGGAGTAGTTGGTGCTGGCGTTGGTGACGGTGCTGGCGTTTCTGTTGGCGCTGGTGTTGTCGGTGCAGGAGTTGTAGGTGCAGGTGTAGCACATGTTGTATCAACTCCGACAGTACAAGTTATAGTTGTTCCTGAGTTAGTCCAATATGGGTCGCTTACATAGAAAGATGCACTAACACTTGCAGTTCCGCTATTTGGCGTAGCACTAGTTGGACTATAAGAAACTAATGTTTGATCGCTAAATCTAGCTGATACATCAATTGCTCCTGAATTACAATCAAAGCTAGTTACAAACCAATATGAACCATGAGTACCACAACTGTATGTACTACAATTAGTTGTACATACTGGTGGTGGGTTTGTTGGTGTAGGAGCAACAGGAACTGGTGCATTAGTAGGTGTTGGAGCTACAGGTGGTGGTGATGTAGGCGCAGGGGTCGGATTAGGAGATGCTGCTGTTGGCGCTGGAGTTGTTGGAGCAGGGGTTGGAGCTGGTGTAGGCGCTACAGTAGGAGCAGGAGTTGGAATTGGAACGACCGCTTGTTCACAATAATACTTGTTTACAACCCAAGAAACATTACCTTTCTCACAATAGTAATCATCTTCTCTCCACTCAATAACAGGGTCTTTTACATTTATTACATATAAATCATTATAAGGATCATATCCTCCAATAACCTGAGCGTTAGCTGTGTCTCCAACATTTTCTCTGAACCAGTCCTTCATTCCATATTCAGAAATCTCTTCTAAACCATTACTATCCAGTCTAACAACAGTTCCTCTCTTACTGTCTGTGAAAAATATGTCATTATACCATTTAGCAAAAGAAGATGGCGATTTTGATATTCCATATTCTCCTATATAAGGAACTTGTGTTCCTAATACATCTTCGGTTGAACCAACATTTCCAGTTCCGTCTGCATTATATAAAACAGACTTTTCGAACATAATCTTACTAACCTTGTTCTCTTGAAAAACAATCAGGTCTGTATCTCTTGAAGATATTTTTTCAATAGACCCATATTTATCATCTATATCCCTAAAGTTAGATAAAGACAAATTAAATTCGTTAAGTCCATTGTAATTTGTAGATTGCTCATATCGACCACCATATGTTAATGAGGCTATTCTCTTATTTTGACGATAGCCTTCGTAGCTAATCAAAGGTCTTGCATTGTGCAACAATTCTTTTGCGTTAAAAGCATCTTTGTACTTATAACTTTCTATGGGTCCACCCCAAGTAAATGCGTTGAAGAAATCTAAAGTAACTAAAGCTGCTCTTCCTTCTGCTTGATCTCTATCTCCATTTGAGCCCTTATGATATCCTTGCTCCGTTATATCATATGTTTCTCCTATTTCATGAAAAGTATCATCATTTAATACTTTAGGCTTTGTTTCAAAAACAAGTAGAGAATCTCCTCTATCCTTCAGAACCATATTCCAGCTAGCCTCACAAAATACATTTGCCGACAAACCGTCAAGTATGCCTCCAAGCCAAGTGTGATCTCCTGATCCAATAAGATCTGCTAATCCTGCGTCTTGTGAATTTTGAGAATCTATGATCATGCACAAGGGGTCAGATGCGTTGTTTGTCACCTGAAAAGTTCTCCCTAATTCAGTTCCTGTATCTGTGACAACACCTCTTCTCCATTTAATCTTAGATTCAGGAATCTTTATGGTCATTTCTTCCTTCATCTGCTCATGCCAAAACTCCTCTATGTTTGGATAATATTTGCTTGAAAGAATGCTGGACGAAAATATATTAAAATAATCCGATCTTCTTTCATTGAAAGTCAATCTCAACGTACTTCCTGGACCAACCTCTCTGTTATCTTCTGGGCCCACTAATACAACTTGAGCAAACTTTTCTTCATCGTATGAGGTTATTGGGTTTCTAGCATTTACAGTCCATCTTTCACCTAAAGAATGACCTGTAGATGCGTTAAATGAAATTCCAAGTCCATCTTGAAGCGAGTAACTTTGATTCATCAAAAGATTCTCTGTCCATGGTCCTGTTCCATTTTCATCGGTTACCCTCCATTTAAAAGTATCAGTCGTTCCAATTGAATCAACCTCAATTTCGAATCTTTGATCCGTAGATCCACTAGGTGTTCCTGTAATAGACATGTCGTTCAAAGATGAGCCTGCAACCTGATAATAAAAAGGCCCTTCAAAATATCTTACTGTCTGTTCGTTTGTGATCCTATTGCTAAGCTGACCTGTTTTTCTTCTTGAGTTGTCCTCGTCTCTACTTGTTTTCTTAAAATAACCTGCATCACTAATGCTATATCCTGAAGGCTTTAACTTCATATAGGTTCCCTCTTCCTGCAAAATTTCACCTATACCAGCAGATCCTGAAGTATCAAGAAAGTTTCTATCTTTTTGTCCAAACTCTAGAACTTTTGTTTCTACATAATTATCTTTTTTCCCTGATGTATCAGATTTTACAACAAGAAAATCACCTTCTTTAAACTTATCCAAATCAGCCTTCTCTACCTTAACCCAAGCAAAATCAGAGTCAGTAAAAAATATTACAGGAGTTACTGTTTCATACTGGCTTTCATTTTCTTTTAAGAATAATCTATAATGCTTTGCCCATTTAGGTGCAATATTTTTTATTGTTAATTGAAGTTTATTTTTTCTATCAGAATATCCAACTGGTATTTTTACAGCATTATTTTCGCAAGTCATTACCGTAGACATTCTTCCATATTCATCGAGGTAAACAATGCCTGCCTCATAACTTCGGTTACTCTTTATTGTTCTAGTTGGGTTAGAGAAAGGAACAAACGTAGAGAGGTGGTTCAAAGTGAAATCGAAGTTTATCTCTTCATTATTCACGTCAACCATATCGTAGTTTTCCGTGTAGTTTGCGTAAATGAGCCTATTTCCAATAATATCTTGTGTTTCGGCTTTTAATGGGACATTGTCAAATAGCCTAGTGCTTTCGTCAGAAGGAAGCACAGTATATATCTTGCTGTTTTTAAATGAAAAAGTATAGTCTGAGTTATCTGACAACTTTAACTTGCTTTTTTTAAAATTTTCTATCAAAAATATTCTTGACGAATCAGACTCTCTAAAACACAAATCAATCGAAACAACATTAGAGCCTCCTGTCTCAAAAGTTACATTTGCTTGATTGTATTGGTTTTTCATTGACTCATTAGTAGCCTCATCATAGTTGTAGAAAAACTCTCTTGCATCAAATGCATATTCACTGAAAGGCCCAAGGCTACTAACCTCGCCATCAAGATATTTGTATCTGTAAGCAAACTGTATAAATTTATCAGTCAAGAAATTCTCTTCACTGTTTCCAGTATTCACCAATTCAATCTCAGGCTGCCTTATGGGAGGTTTTACGATAACATTTATGTCGTCTTGTGTAAATCCGTTTTCAGAGTAAGTTTTTGCTCTTTGTATATTTATTTTTCTAGGTGGATTAAAGCCATCTGTCCAAAACAAAAAGTCCCTATCATTATCAGTGTCGTTAAGTATGTTTGCACTGTGTATTTTATTAAACCTTTGAAAATTTAGTACATTTTCACCTTCAGGTCTAGTGTCTGATAAAACAAAAGAGCTTGTTCCAGAAACATTATCGTATTCGCAAATATAAGAAGCAGAGGAAGTAACAACAAACCAATAAATTCTATTGTTTGCGTCATCTGCTATAGAACCTATAGTTTCTGGATTACTTCCTGAATAAGACAACAGTTGTCCAGCTAATCTGTTTGATTTAGCATTTTTTAAAACGCCTGTATCAGCATCTACAACGCTAGAAACCAAAACATTTTCAGCATGAATATACTCGTCATTTTTTAACAAGCGTTCATCCGCATCTTTATTCATGCGACCAGAAAGGAATACGTTTTGTAGCTTCATTATTTAATCCACTTGTTTCTACCTTTCAGGCTTTGTACAAGGTCATCTAAATTAATATTCATCAATCTAATTTTTGCATTTCTGAGTTTTGCGCTAGCTTCTTTTTTTGCTCTTCTAACAATATACTCTTGAACGCCATATTTTCTATCTAAAACTTGTGCCTGAATATAGCTATAAATAAAATCTTCAGCAAGTTTATGTACTCTCAATGTTGCATCGTCATTTGTAAACATACCATCAGATATATATTGTATGATGACTAAGTCGCCATCTTGTAAATGTGAGCTAAATCTGATGTATCCTGATTTTTTTTCTACAATGTATGTTCCGTTCTTGTTTGCGCTAGATGTATCCATTCCAAATCTACCGCCTGTGTGTTCAGCTTCTAAGGTGTCATAATCAATAGAGTCCTGCTTACTAATGTAAGACCTTTGCTCTGCCAGGGAGTCTGCTTCTTGCAAATCTCCATCTTGATTAAAAATAAAGTTTCCGTTTTCATCTTGCAGATAACCCTTAGCTTGAGACATGTTTTTATTTTGAGTTAGCGGATGCAATCTACCACTATCATCAACCCAAGACACCTTTGTTAATTGCACAAAATCTTCTGGCATAACAACTCTTAGTGTTTCAGATAATTCTACCTCGATGCTTTCCTCTAACTTGAGAGCGCTATAATTAAGCTCTTGTAAGGCTCTTTTTGCATGATGCACAACCTGATAACGCTGCACATCATTAACGATTTTATCGTCCCCAACATTCATTAACATGAAGTTGTTCACTATATCTTTTAGCAGAACATATTGATATTCTCCATGTCTCGCTACGTCATCGTAATATTGTTGTGAGCTCATTTATTATGTAAGATTTTCTTTTTCGTACTCCGTTTTGTCTTGTCCCTCTGCCACAGAAACTACGTCTTCTGCTCTGATTGTAACACCAGCATATCTTAATATCTTAACTATCAGTTGAGTTTCCTCTTCTGGGTGTAACTCAAAGTCCTGGAAATCTGATGCAGTTGGATTATAAATAGGATCACCATTTGGGTTGCTTAAATAAGTCCATTTAGGTGTTAATGGGGTTCTGTAGTACACCAAATCAACATAGGCATCATATGGAGATACTTCGATGTTTTCTCCGAACCTTGTGTATACTTTATATGTTTCTGAAGGAGATGCTAGGTTGGCTTGATTTAAAAAGTAAAACTCAGTCTTATCAACTTCCTCTACAACAGCATCTCCACACAAAACAGTGTTGATCATGTATAAATCACTAGGTAATGTCAACTGATTATTTCCTGCTGCACTTAGAGATACTTTTTCTGTAAATATATCTAGCTTGTGTGATATGTCTTTTACCTCATCAGTTGCCCCTCTAGACCCTCTTCTATTATTCTTAGCCATCACAGCTTTTCTATAGTTGTCAAAGTACTCCTGATAGATTTCTAACTGTGCTGATTTTGCAAATAGATTAAATTCGCTAGGTGAGATATACCCACTATTATCCTTGTCTATGATAGATAATACTGTATTTCTAACGCTGTTAATCATCTCTTATTTTTAAGCAAATTTACGAAAAAAAGAAACCCCTCTTTTATGGAGGGGTTCTGTATAAGACGTTGAAGTAAGATTTATATCTTCTTCACAATCGCTTCCATTAAGTCCATCCCTTCGTCCGTCTTAAAGTAAGATGCTAAGGCTGCAATCGGATTATCTCCAAATGTAACAGTCAACACCTTTTGCTCTGACTTGTCATTCCAAACAACAGTTCTGTTGTCGTCTTTAACTCGCAATATGCCGTTGTCTACGGCTCTTATAGCTAGATTTCTAAGCTTGATATCTGGATCATTCGCATAATCAAGAAATTCTCTAGGATTAGTTCTAGCGTACTGTATCATGTCTCTTTTTAATTCCGAAGAAGTAAGTTTGGATACGTCTGCTCTAAAAACTATTCTACCTATTGCCTCTAAGTCTTCTATAGGCATTTCTCTTGCAGTTAACTGAGCATCTAAGACATACTCTTCAAAATCTAATTCTTCTTGAGCATCACGATGTGGATCCCACTCTTCATATTCCACCCCATTATCAGGATGGTAGATGCTTAGAAATTTCTGTAAGTTCACATTGTTTGCTGGAACAGTTAACATACCATTTTCAAACTCAATAGGTGATGGTATCACATATCCATCCTGTTCATCCATGAAAGGAGTAATACTGTTTGTTGCGTAACGCAAAGGTCTATAGTTTTGTCCATCAAACCACTGTAATGGTTTGTTTCCACTATGTGAAGATCTAAGTAAATATGTAATTGGGCTTTTGTTTCCTAACAGAATATATCTTCTGTCTTTCATAACCCATTCTTCTTTTTTAGCACTAGGACGTGCTTTTGTAGTATTTGCCATTTTATTTTATTTTATTTTATTAGATTAAAAAAAGGGAAGTGTAGCCAAATGACTACACTTTCCCTAATAAATATTACTTCAATAATACGAAGTTATTTGCTCCCATAACACAAAGTGCACGCTCTGATAAGAAGTGTACTTGCATTGCATCAAGGTCGCTTGTGCTAGCTCCACCAGCAGAACCTAAAGTCCAAGTTTTGTACTTGCGATCTTCAGCTTCAGACTTGCGGTAACGTACGTGTAAGAAAGGACGTTTTGCGTTCTTACCTAACACTTGATCGTAGATAGTAGTAGTACCAGCAGGAACTAATACACCATCGATATCGTCAATAGCACCACGAGTAGTAGCGTCGTTTAAGTATTTCCAGTCAGACTTATAGAAGTCATATCCGATGTTGAATCCAGAGAATCCAAGCTCTAAAGCCATATCTTTGTCGTTGTCAAACAATCCGAAAGATGCTGCACCAGCAGTTCCATAAGTGTTAAGACCTGCAAGCATGTTGTCAATCTCGAAAGATTTGTCACGGCTAACAAAAAGAACGTTCTCTTGAATAGCACCTTGCTTGTCTAATACTTTTACAATGTTCTCTACATCTGATTTACCAGCGATAGATCCAGTAGCAATATTACCTCTTGACTCGATAGCAGAGAATAAACCTTCTGTACCTTTATATCCTGCAGTTTCAGCAGCAGAACCAGATGCAGCAGTTTCTCCTTCTACCATAGAAGTTTCTAGGTAATCTTCAAAACGTAAACGAGTTTCGTGCTCAGACTTCAAATACCATAGATATCCAGTAGCTCCGTTTTCAGTAGTTACTTCAATCCATCCGATTTGAGCCATGTCAGAACCAGCAACTTCGTATTTGTCTTTGATAATAATTGGGCTATTTTCAAAGATATCTACGTTAGCTTCTAGAGATCCTTCCATTCCTCCAGTTCCTTTTTTGAATTCAGAACCGTAAGCATAGATAGTTAATCCTGTTGTACCAGTTAAACCAGCACCAGTAAGTGTAGCACCACCATAAGCAGCGACAGTAAAGTCAGCTCCGTTAGCGTCTACAGATGTAATAAGAGCCTTTGCTGTGTTAGTTCCATCAGAAATGATTACTGTTTGGTTAGCACGGAAAGGGTGAGAAGCTGAGGTGATAGTTTCACCAGAACGAGAAGCAGCTTTTACGATTAGGTGTAAACGACCTTGCTCTGTCCATTTGATAAGGTCAGAGTTTGAAGGAAGTTCAGCACCTACTAAACGTAAGAAAGATGCAATCGAACGGTTTCCATAACGCTCAAATTCTTTTTCATAAAGATCAGGGAGATACTGATTTAAAAAATCAAAATCTGTGATGTAGTTAGTTGATAACACCGACTTAGTTGGAGCAGGTGTAATCGGTACTCCAGCAGGAGTAGGTGACATTGTTACAGCCATTTTAAATAATTTTTAAGGTTTTTAACTTCTTTTTCTAATTTTCAATCTAGAACCAGCATCTTCAGTTACAGCCCTGAATTTAGTTGCCCCATCACTGCCAGTAACTACGTTTTGTTTTACAGACATGTCAATGTTTTTTGTCTCTTTTACTAGACCATTAACAGCATCTGCAGTTCCCAAATCGTAGAAATACTTGGCGAATGCATCAGGATTGTTTGCTACAGTCATCGCTTTATGATAACCCACAGCATCACTAACTTCACCTTTTTCATTCAAGAAACCTCCTACGAAGTTTGCTATGTTTGAGTTTCGGCTTTTTACGGACTCTTTATCCTTTAGTTTGTAAACCTGTTTCTTTTCTCCTAAGTCAAACTCGAAACCTTCGATTTGATTGAAAAGTTCATCGGTTTTGTTTTTGAAAACCTCAGCTCTCTGTTTCACTAAAGAATCCTGCTTTTCCTGGTTCTGCTTATATTCGCTATAAAAGTTAAAAGCTTCTTTATACTGTTCAGGTACGTTGGCTTCACTTGACTCAAGTGGCTTGTAGTATTTCTCCTTCTGAGTAGAAAAATGCTCTTTAGCTTTATACAACTCTTCTTTTAATGCAAGTTTTTTGTCTCGCTTCGAATCTTCACTATCATCATCATCAGACAAAAAATGTTTTCCAATGTGATAAGATATGTCTTCATCGTCAAAATGTGGCTTGTTTTCTTTAATGTATGATTTTAATAAATCTAATTCAGACATACTATCGTAGTCTTTGCTTAAATTCATATAATCAGACAAGCCTCTTCCTGTCTCTTTTTGATACTTTAAAAAGGCTTCCACATCTTCTGTAAGCTCGATTTTATCTTCTTGCTTATCGTTATTTGAAAGAACGTCATCTAGATTCAGATCATACTTGCTTAGGTATTCTCTAACTCTATCTTCATCTGAAACCTCAACGGTTTCTTGTTTTTCTTCTTGAACAGGCTCTTGTACTTCTTCTTGCACCTGTTCTTGTGCTTGTTCTTGCACCTGTTCTTGTACAGGTTCTTGCACTTCTTTTCCCTCTTCGACCGATTGCTCTTTATTTGTTTCTTCAGTCCTTACGGTTATTTTAGAATCGTCTTCATCCAACGATCTTAATTTAAAATCTGCCATTATATTTAATTTAAATTTATTTAATTATTTGCAAAATTAAAAAGAATAAAAGAGCCCTTTATGACCCCAATATTCTACTTACCATTTCATTTGACGATTCATTTTGAAAATCGACAGCCATCTGATCATTTTTTCTTTGCTCTATCATTTTTGATTGATTAGAACTCTGTTTGTCAATCCTTTGGTCTTTTCTATCTTCCTTCATCGTCTCTCTCTTCTCCAACCCTCTCTGTTCCAAACTTTTTGTTGCAAGATCGATTTCGAATTTTTGTTTCATAATCTCTAAATCAAGCTTTGCTTTTTCCTGCATCTTTTGTATTTCGAAAGTTGCTCTTGTTTTCTCTAGCTCCATTTCTGCCTGATACTTATATTGCATTTCTTGCATTTGAGATTGAGAAGCAGCTTGAGCTGATTTTATGTTAGACTCTGTCTGCATATTAATATTGGCTTGCTTTTTCTTTAAATCAAGAACCTCTTTTTTACCTTTTCTTATTTTGAGAAGCATGTTAGCCAACTTTATGTTTTTGACATTTCTTATGTCTATAGCGTCATCTAAATCTATTTTTTCAGCTTGAAGCGATTGTTGTATGTTTTGTTCAAGCATATTTTTCTCTTCCTCATCTGGATGCAATTCAATTTCAATACCAAAGTCATGTATATGAAGAGACTTTATATCTTCTAATATATCAACTGCATGACCACCGATCATATTAACAAAACTGTCTCTCATGTCCCCATATTCAAGCATATCAGAGAATCTATAAGATACTGCAGTAATAAGCTTGTTAACTAGGTTAATTCCAGATTGAAGTATGTGTCTAGTGGCCGTATTAGAGTTTAGTGCCGCTAGCTTCTGTACACCAACAAGAGTTTTTGCATCAGGAGTAGAAGCATCTCTCGCCTCATTGATTCCTGTGACATCTCTTATCATTTGTATATAATGATTATACATGGAAACTAAAGAATTTATTTTTGCATTAGATCCTGAGCTAGTTAGTTCCTGTACAGGTACTTTTGCATTATTAAATTCACCTTCCTCGGTCAAACTTCGTCCCACAACACTTCCAGTCTGGAAATACATGCTGAGAGCTTCATTCGGATTATAAATAGCTCCATTTCCAAGATCAACACTTGCAATGCCGTCTAAATCCAAGTATACTCCATCTGGAATCATTTTTTGAATTACTTGCTGTAATTTTAAATGTGTAAGTTGTATTTGGTCCGCAAAAGGAATCATTCTTTTTACAATAGAATCAATCTGACCTCTGTACATTTTTGGCGCACTTACAATGTATGGAGCATACACCTTTTGTATTCCTGACTTTGGTCTCACCATGTTTTTCATTAGATCCCACTTGAGAACGTAATTCGTCCCTAGAACAAGAACACCTTCGTACCATACATCTATTCTTTTTGAGCGTTTTACAAATCGAGCCTGCTCTGTTTTTGGTGGGCTAAAAGAGTCATCTTTTTCTATAGCTCTTTTCCCTCCATTAGCAGTCTCCTTAACCTTATATACAATGTTTTTATCTGTTTTGTAGCAGAAATATAGTAAGGTGGCTGTATTTGAATCGAAATTGTCTGTCTTGTAACCTCCTCTTATACCTTGATATGCATCCCACTTTGCACTTAACTTAGATATATCTTTGATATCTTCTTGTGTTAAAGATGGGTCTATTTTTTTTAATTCGGTTATGTTAACGTTTTTTACCTCTCCGAAATAATAGCAATCATCAAAATTAGGGTCTTCCGTAGGGGACCATATCATATTTGCTGGGTCTACATATTCTATCTTAATACCATCATGGGTATTATAGCTATGCTTTACGCTTGATATTCCGATAACAGTTGCATCTTCATCAACTCTTCTTTTTGTAAGCTCAAAATCATTTACGTTGAGAATAGCTTCTAGAGCCTTTTCTTCTGCCACCTCTATCTTTTGTTTGTAGGCGAGCTTCATATGTAGCTCTAACTCTTCTGATGTTTCTGGCAGGGCAGCAGGGTCATTAACAAAACCATTTACACCTGTTTGACTTTGTATATGCTCCAAGATAGGTCTAGCTAGCATATCTTTTTCTATCTCAGTTCTATAGTCTTGTCTTCTAGTCCTAGACGTGTCGTCTACAGCCTCTACCTTAACATCAAACAATCTGTTCGACATACCGTTAACAACAATATCTACGAATTTTGGTACGATAGGTACAGGAGTCCAGTCAAGGTTTAAATAAGAAGTGTCACCATTGACCGCTAATTCGTTTTTGTATTTTTGAACAGACTGCTCTCCACGAGCGTACATCCTCAACTTGTGAAAATTATCTCTGTTGTTATAAAATCTTGCTGCTCCATTATCCTTTCTAAACCACTCTGACTCTATTGCCTTTCCAACCGTGAGTCCATACTCCTTGGAGGCTTTTTTTGAGTCAGGCGCTAGCTGATCAGGAAAAGAAATGTTAGCAATTTTAAAGTCGTCTCTTAGCATACCGTTACTTTATAATTTCGCTGTTCAGGCCTGTATTATCGTACTTTGCAAAGTTAACGTTTATTTTATTATACTTTTTCTCAGGCTTATTTATAAATCTTTGATTTGCCATTATGGCTAGACCAGAGCTAACTGTGGCGTCAAACTTGGTTCTATTAAATATGTTGTAGTTGGACCAATCCTTCAATGTTCTCATAAAATACATCTTTCCCATAGCCCCTACATCTCTGTAGACACCTATGTTGTCTACTCCTACATTCTTCTCTATGTAAGCTTCAATTGCTTCAGCGTGAATAGATATCACCGCTTGTGATGAAGGAACTCCACCAAGCTCTCTTTCAGACTTAGAAAGATCGTGTTTTAGCTTGTCTGGTCTGTTCATAGAGAAAGCTCTATAGCCTCTGTTCTTCATATAGTAAAGCAACCTTGGCTTATTATTCTCAACTAATATAGGCATTCCATAAAAATGCATTGCCATCAAAACATCCTCATAAAACAACTCTGCCGTTTGTGGTCTTGCTATGTATTCCAGGAAAAACAGTTCAGATGGAGCGTTGTCAAAATTAACCTTTGTAAGCCCATGTAAAGCACCTTTTGAACCTGACCCACCAACAACTCCAGATATATCATAAGAGTCACAACCAAAGCTTCCTAT